CGGCAAAGAATACCTGGATCCCAAGCGCCGCAAGGATATGCCCGGGTACGACCGTGACCGCGGGCGCGTCGGCGGCGGCCGGCCCAACGACATCATCGCCGTCAAGCTGACGCCCAAGGGGCAAGATCTGGTGGACGCGAACATCGATCAGGATCCGGGAATTGATTTTGAATGAGACCAATCCGCAGATGAAGGTGACGGCAAAAATAAACGCGACAAAAACGATCCGCCGGATTCTGCGCGAGTGCGGCTGGAGCGATCGGCAGATCGCCGGCATCCTGCGGCGGGGCCGTCTCGGGCCCAATCGGCGCGCGCCGCGCAGCGTGAAGGGCTCGAGCGCTGGATCGCGGCTGGTCTCCGACGATGCTTAGCTGATAGCTGATAGCTGAAAACTGTGAGCCGTATCACCCATCGCGCGGTGGATTCGCTCGGCGACGACGTGCGCCGCGTAATCGCGTCGGGCTTCTGCGGCCATAAAACCGCCGCGGCTATAGCCGGCGATCTGAAAACGCAAACCGGGCAGTCCGTCGCCGAGCGGACTGTCTCGCGGGAGATGAAGCGCCTGCACGACCAGCAGCGGCGCCGCGATGCCTCGCGGGAGCAGGCGCGGGCGCTGCTGGCCGCCGCGCGCGAGGAAAACATTGTGGCCTCGGAATTGATCCAGGCGCTGGCTACCCAGGCCCTGATGGACGACCCCGAGAGTTTCACCGGCCAGGATGCGGTGCAGGTGCAGCGGGCGAACCTGGAGGCCGAGAAAATCCGGCTGAAGCGCGCCAAGCTCGAGCAGGACAATCAGCGCCTGGCGCTGGACCGCGAGAAATTCCAGTCCATGAAGACCAAGCTGGAAACCATCCGCGATATCGCCACTCGGGCGATGCCCGGCAAAAACGGCGAGCAACCGAGGCTCCACCCGGTGAAAGCGATCGAAGCGATTTTCGGCAAGATGACCACGGCAGATGCGGAAACGATCCAATCCGGTGCGTGACCCGGCGACGGGCGAGATAACCAAGCCGCTCGTCTCTCCGGCCAGGATGGCCGCCGCGGCGGCGCGCGTGGAATTCCTCGATCAGATTCCGGAGAAGGGCATCATCCCCTTGTATCCCTACCAGCGCCGCTGGATCGCCGACAAATCGCGCTTCGCACTGTGGCTCAAATCGGTGCAGATCGGGGCAAGTTTTGCCGAGGCCGTCAGGATCATCCAGGATAAAGTCTCCCGCCCGGTTCTGCACGTCTACTTGTCGGCGAAAGAAGACCTGACTAAAGAGTTTGTGCGCACCGCCAAACGGATTTCACAGGCCGCCGGGATCGTGGCCGAGCTATATGAGAACGAATTTTTCAGGTCCGGCAACACGGATTACCTGGTTCAGCGCATCGAATGGCCGAGCGGCGGGCGGCTGATCGGCCTGGCGGCGAATCCCGAGACGGCCGTCTCCTACACCGGCGATGTGACCTGGGACGAAACGGCGCGAACGCCGAACGACGAGGAGATCATGAAGGCCCTGCTGGGCCGTGTGAGCCGCGGCTTTACGATGCGGCAGATCTCGAATCCCAAAGGCGAGCGCGGCGTTTTTTGGAAGATAGCCAAAATGCTGGGCCTGGCGAACGGCATCTTGCCGGCCAGACAGCCGGTGAAGACCAACGGTTGGAGCGGGCACATGACGGATATTTACATGGCCGTACGTGAGGGGTGCCCGATCGATATCGAGGAGCTGAAGGCCGGTTACGCCGGCGACGAGGACGGCTGGATCGAAAACCACTGCTGCATCTTCCTCAGCGCCGTGACCGATTTCTTCCCCCTGGATGTGATCCAGCCCTGCGTTTCCGATCAGGCCAGCCTCGAGTTCGAGCCCAAGCCCGGGATGATTCTGTCGTTGGGCGCCGACATCGGCCGGCGCCGCGACCTTTTCGTGAAGACCATCGTGGAGGAGGTTGGCGACGTGCAGTGGACGCGCCGCATTCGGAGCCTGGCCAAGGCCAGGTTTAAAAACCAGAAGGCGGAGATCCTGGACGACGCGCCGCTCTGCCGCCACGGCTGCATGGATGCCACCGGCATGGGCGAGCAGAACGCGGAAGAATGCTGCGAGAAATATCCCGGCATCCTCGAGGGCGTGCTGTTTACGGCACAGGTCAAGCACACGCTGGTGAGCATCGCCAAGGAACATTTCGAAGACCACACCGTCCGGATCCCCGATTTCGAGCCGCTGAAGCTCTCGATCCGGGCCATCAAGAAAATGCTCACGCCGGCCGGCAACTGGATTTTCGACGCCGAGCGCAGCGATAAAACGGGGCATGCCGATTACGCCTGGTCGCTGTTCCTGGCGCTGATGGCGGCCAAGACCGGCATTGCGGCGGCCAGCGTGGGCGCCGACGTAGGCCGCGGCGAGCTGCTGGCCCAGCAGCGCGAGGCGCGGCCGTCGTTCTGGCGGGAAGAGAAATCCGCGGATTACGCGGAGAAAGTGCCGGCCGGCGCGCGCGGCATCACGCGCGATATCAACATTCCCGGCGTGACTGGTATGGAGGCATTGTTTCGATGAAGATTCAACCACTGCACGACCGGGTATTAATCCGGCGAATAGAACCCGCGGAAACCGTTCGCGGCGGCATTGTCATACCTGATTGCGCCAAGGAGCTGGCACAGGAGGGCGAAGTAATCACTGTCGGCGAGGGCAAGCTGTTCGATAACGGCCAAGTCTTCGCGCTCGGCGTGAAAGCCGGCGATCGCGTCCTGTTCGGCAAGTACGCCGGGGCAGAGCTCACCATGGATGGCGAATCCCAGGTCCCATCCGCCGCGGCGGACAGGTCGCAGGTCTGAAGACATGAGTGCCCTCACCATCCTCGATCTGAGTGAAGCGCGCCGCGCGCTTGTGCCCACAGCCCACAGCCCACGGCCCACAGCCGCTCTCGAGGCCGCTTCCCCCATCCTCTACGGCCAGGGCACCGGCGCCGATGCCGGATGGCGGCCATATTCCGGGCGCCTCTCCACGCGCGATCTCACTCCCACTACCCAGACGCGGATGCAGCAGATCGCCTATTACCTGTGGGTGACCAACCCCCTGGCCCAGCGCCTGGTGGAGCTGGTCACGGATTTCGTCGCCGGCGAAGGAATTTCGCTGAAGGCCGAGGATGAGCAGGTGCAGGCGGCGCTCGACGAATACTGGGCCGATCCGGTGAATGCCCGCGATGAGAACCTGCCGCGCGAAATTTCGGAACTGTCGATCTTCGGCGAGCAATTATGCGTGCTGGCCTCCAACCCGGTATCGGGCGCGGTGCGCTTGGGTTACGTCGATCCGCAGTGGATCGAATCGGTCGAGTACGCCAGCCTCGAAGCCCTGCCCGGGCGCGCGGTGGCTATGCCCATCGCCGTGAATCTCACCCGCGTGGCCGGGGAGCGCGACCAGAAGCGCCTGGCGATCATCCACCGCGACGAGGACCCCTATTCGCCCGCCTACGGGCAGCTCGTTGGCGAGGCCATGTATTTCGCCGTCAACCGCGCCCGCGCCGCCAGCCGCGGCATCTCGGATTTGTTCGCCTCCGCCGACATGATCGACGCCCACGAGTCCACCCTGTGGGCGCTGGTGAACCGCGCCGACATGGCCGGACGGTTCATTTACGACGTCAAGTTGACTGGCATGACCAAGGAGAAAATCGCCGAGTGGCTGAAGGAAAACGGGCGGCCGCCGGCGCCGGGCGCCATCCGGGCCCACAATGAGGGCGTCGAGTGGACCCTGCCCAGCTATCAGGTGGGGGCCGGCGATTCCGGGGAGACCGTTCGCGGGGTGCGCGTACACGTTCTCGGCTCCCGCGGTATCCCCGAGCACTGGTACGGGAGCGGAGCGGACGCCAACCTGGCCACCGCCACCGCGCAGGGCGAACCTATCATCAAAATGCTGGGGCGGCGGGCGCGCTACGTGAAGGCCATGGAGCAGGCCAAGGGCGAATACGTCCTCGACCGCAAAATCGCCGCCGGGGTGTTGCCGGAATCCGTGAACCGCAAATTCGAAGTGGTCATGCCGGAGCTGAGCGTGCGCGACCTGGTCAAGGCCAGCTCCGCGCTGGCGCAGATTGCGGCGGCGGTGGCCGGACTGCAGGGCGCGGAGGTGATGGACAAGCGCACGGCGGCGCGCGCCGTGGCTGCCGTGTTGCCGCAGATCGGCGTGGACGGCGTGGATCCCGACGAGATGATGGCCGCGGCGGCCGCCGAAGCGGAAGCGAACAAGGCCGCCGATTACATGCGGCAGCCGCCGGGAGCAAGCTCTCAACTATCAGCTATCAGCTCTCAGCCAAACGTTGATGGCCGGACACCGATGCGCGAGGATTTCGATCCGGACCAGGCCCGCGACGATGAGGGGCAATGGACTTCGGGCGGCGGCGGCGGCGGCGCCGGAACTGCCGCATCGGGACGGGCGGCGCGGGCCACCGCCAGCCATATAGGGGTCACCACGGCGCGCCGCCGGCACGCCGATCGCCGCCAGGCCGATGTGGCGCGCTTCATCGGCGGCCGGCAGACCGGGGACAACGAACCGTTCGATGTAATCCGGGGGCGCAGCGCCATCGAGGTGAAGACCATGATCGATCAGAGCAACGATAAAATCACCATGCACCCCGACTCGCTGGAGCGAAAGCAGCAAGACGCGAAACGCTTTTCCCGTGTCTACACGCTGGTCGTGGACGATCGGCCGGGATCGGGCGGGAAATTGTATCTGCGCGAGGGCTTGGGAAGTTTTCGGCTGGGCGCCATGCAACCGATCAGCCGTGCGGAATTGGCCCGCAAGTTTAAGGGGTGACCAAATGTCTTACTCGCTTTTCTCGGGAGATCGCTATCTGGGGCCGCTGGCCGCCGGTACGGGACTCTCGGATCTGGCCGCGGCGGCGGATGCGGCGGAGGCCCCAGTGCTGGCGAAATTCATCGACGACGGCGTCATCAACGACGCCCGCCAGGCGGCGGCGGAGGCGCGGGAACTGATCGCTGCCGGCGCGATTTCCGGCCCGCTTCTCGCCACGCTAACGAACTTGGCGGCGCTCCTGGAGGCGGCGGAAAACGGCACCGCCGAGATCGCCGAATCATGAATTGCGCACCGCACAGGCATCCCGAAAGCGGAAAGCTGATAGCTGATAGTCCGCCGCGGCGGACTGATAGCTGACAGCTAGGAACTAATGACCGACCAGCAAAAATTCGCGGCCCGCGTCAAGGCCCTGATCGCCGAGGCCCAGGACCTCTCGGAAGAAACCGCCGCCGGCGTCCTCCGCATGCTCGAGCAGACCCAGCACGAGCTACTGGGGCGGCTGGCTTCCGAGAGCGGCCGGCTCACCGGCTATTCGAGCTGGCAGCTCCACTCCCTGCTCGATGAGGTCGAGCGGCAGATGAAATGGTTCCGCGATCGCGCGACCCGGGCAATACAGGGGGCACAGGCCAAAGCCTATGCTACCGGCGCGCAGATCGCCGAGGAGCCAATGAAAGAAATCGGCCTGCACGTCCTGATGCTCGGGCTGAATCGCCAGGCCCTGGTAGTCGCCCAGGGATATTCGGCCGATCTGGTCAAGGGCCTGGGGCGCGCGGCCACCGTGAAAATCAACGGGGCCTTGCGGCGGTCGATGATGGGCGGGCAGCAATTCAGCGAGATCGTGGCCCAGATTTCGAAGGCCCTGGGGGGCGACGGCGGGGTATTCGACGAGATCGGCAACCGGGCATTGCGCATCACACGCACCGAGGTCCTGCGGATGTCCTCGATCGCCACCGATGCGCGGATGAAAGACTACGCCAAAGCGATCCCCGAGATGGAGCAGGAATGGCGGCATACCGTGCAGCGGGCCGGGCGGCGTGGCCATATTTTGATGAATGGCCAGGCCGTCCCGGTCGGCGAAAAATTCTACAACGATTTCACCGGCGAGGAATTGCGCTATCCGCGGGATCCGGAAGCGCCGGCCAGTGAGACGGTGAATTGCGCGTGCTTTGTAATACCCCGGGTGCCGGGGATCGCCGCGCTGCGCGCGGCGTAGCTATCAGCTATCAGCTATCAGCGAACACAGGTTTAGCTGATAGCCGATAGCTGAGAGCTGAAAGCTTTCCAAAGGAGCAGCGAAATGCCCGACGAGAAAAAACTGAGAGCAGGCCCATTCGAGACCGAATGGCGGACACAGAAGCCGGAGCCGAAAGAAGGCGAGCCGGTGAGGGTGGCGCACACGCCCGCGGGCGCCAACCCGCAGGTGCTGAGCGACATTCCCAAGGCCCTGCGCCTGGCGGAGAAACCGCAGCCCGACGGCAGTATCCGGGTGATCACCCAGGACGCGCGGAAGTTCGTGGTGGCCGCCGATCCGGTGGCCAAGAGGTAGCCGCGGATTTCGCGGATCACGCGGAACGGAGGGGACGTGTACAAAACGAATGCGGAGCTGCCCGAGGCGGTACGCGACGCGCTGAGCGGCGCGCAACAGACGCTGTGGCGCGGAGCCTTCGACGCCGCCATGGCCGCGGGCCACAATGAAGAGGAATGCGCCAAGATCGCCTGGGCGGCGGCCAAGAAATCGGCCGAGGATTTCCGCTGCGACGCCATCGAGCGCATCGAGGAAGCCGCGGCGTTCACGGGCAAATCCCAGGGCGAGAGTTGGATATGGGATTGCGAAATCCTGCGGCCGGGCCTCTCCCTGAATTGTGATTCGAGCACCGGCCTGCGGCGGTATTATCCGGCGGAATTCAACGCCCGCGAGGCCAGCGCCTTCGAGGAGGAGCGGGCCTTGGCCGACCATCCCGAGGGCCAGGCCTCGGTGCGCGACTTGGTCGGCAAATGGCAGCACCTGGGCTGCCGCGAGGGCATCATGTGCGGGGAACTGCACATTCTCGAAAGCGAGGATTGGCTGCGCCAGAAATTACTGGCCGCGCAAAAAGCCGGGGTGATGGTGGGGATTTCGCTCAACGCCTACGTGGCCTACGACCGGGCCAGGCGCGAGGGCGCCGATGTGATGGAGGCCAAGCAGGTGATGCGCGACCTACCCCGGACGGTGGACGTCGTGCTGCACGCCGGTGCCGGCGGCAGGATCCTGCGCGCCGTGGCCTCGGCCGACGAGGAGGCGCTGCTGGCCGCGGCGCGCGAAACATTTCTCAGGCCCCAGGCCCCGGCTGCCGGCCTACAGCCTACAGCCCACGGCCTACAGTCTAATTCAACCAGCTCCGCAACCCGGAGCACAGAAGGAGCAACGATGGAAACCACTGACCCCAATGCTCCGGACAACGGAGCGATCAAAAAAACCCAAGAGCAGCTCGCCGCGATGGCCACCACCATCACTGAACTGCAGAGCAAGGTTACCAGGGCCGAGGAAGCCGCGACGCTGGCCAACGCGCGCAACCTGCTCAATGACAAGTTGGCGGCCTCGAAATTGCCGGCGTCGGCCATCGCGCTGGTGCGCGATTACTTCGACGGCCGCACCGCCGACGAGGCGCAGATCGATTCCCGGATCGCCAAGGTCCGCGAATCCTTTGCCGCCATGCTGCCCAACAACCCGGCGCGCGCCACTGGCGGCGCCGTCGTCCAGGTGGGCCTCGAATCCATCGACAAGATGAACATCGGCCTGGCCCGCACCTTCGGCCTCACCCACGAGTGGGCCGAAGAGGAGTATTTCGACCACGGCTCCCGCATGCGGCGCTGGGTGCAGGGCGCCGAGATCGACAGGTCCGTCCCCGCCTTCCCCGGCCTCCGGAAAGCGTATGAGCACTGGACCGGGGACAGCGACATGAGCTGCGTGGTGCGGCCTGAGAACATCCGGCGCATCACCGAGGAGTGGAACTCGACCACGTTCCCGCTGGCGCTGAACAACGTCATGGGCAAGCGCTTCATCCAGGATTATCGGGCGGTGAATTACGGCCTGGAACCGCTGTACAGCGTGGCCGCGGTGGACAACTTCAAGCTCCAGCAGATTGACCGCATCGGCTACCTGGCCGACCTGGCCACCGTCAATCCGGAGGAGGCGGATTACCAGGAGATCGCGGCGCCGACTGAGGATGCCATCACCTTCACCGTGGGGCGGAAGGGCAACATTCTGACGGTGACCGAGACCATGATCCGCAACGATGATCTGCGGGCCGTCGATCTGCGGGTCAGCCGCCTGGCGCGCTCCGCCGCCCGCACCCTGGCCCAGGCCATCACCACCCTGATCGAAACCAACGCCGCCATCTATGACACGGTGGTCTGGTTCCACGCCATCACCCACGGCAACCTGGGGAACACGGCGCTGAGCGCCGCCGAGGTGTTGGTAGTCCGCGCCGCCTTCCGGGCCTTCGCCGAGAAAGACAGCGGGAAGAAGTTGAATCTGACGCTGGATGGCGCGCACCTGATGGTCCCCATCGCCTTGGCCGAGACGGCACTCTCGATCAACCAGCAGGAATACGCCACCAACAATCTCACCGACCGTAACATGGCCCGCTGGCAGTTCGGGCCGAACAACGAGCGGATCATCGTCAACCCGCTGCTGAGCGACGCCAGCGATTGGGCGGTCTTCGGCGACAAGAACGTGCTGCCCTACCTCGAGGTGGCCTTCCTCGATGGCCGGCTGGATCCGGAATTCACGCTCCAGGATGAACCCAGGGCGGACCGCGTGTTCTTCAGCGAGCGGATCACGTTGCGCATCCGGCACCGCTATGTGCCGTACGTGACCGATTTCCGGAACGTGTACTGGCAGGAAGTGTAGACGGCAGCCTGTAGGCCGTAGGCTGTAGGCTGCAGGAAATTCGGCCGTGGGCTGTGGGCCGTAGGCCGTGGGAAATTCGGCTGTGGGCCGTGGGCTGTAGGCCGTGGGTAAACCTGATTTACCCACAGTCTACAGCCTACAGCCTACGGCCCACAGCGGCCGACTGCGGAACTGAAAACTGAGAACTCGGATAAAGGAGCACAAATCATGAAACACGTTATTGCATTACTGGTTCTGGCTACGGCCTACAGCCTACAGCCTACGGCCTGCCTGGCCCAAGACGAGGGCCTGCGGCGGGAGCCGGGGATCATTTTCACGCGCGGCGCGGTCCACGAATTCACCGCCGGGGAAGCCATCTCCGCGCGCCACGCCGTCTACCTGGCCGGCGACGGCAAGTTCTACAAGCTGACCTCGGCCGCCCCCAACGGCATGGTTGGGGTGGCCATTTACGCCTG